TGAGTACAAGCTGCACCGCAAAGAGGGTAAGCCAGACAGTGTGAGGGTTGATTATTACGACGGGTTTATGCGAGTGGCCAGCGAATGGGTGTGCTTTAACCATACGGGTTACGCTAGGCAAAAGGCAGAAAGCTGGTGGCTTAAACGTGAGCCAGTGCATTACCCAACTAGTGTAGAAAGAATACTAAATTGGCTCCAAGACTATCAAATTATTGAGCCCATCCAAATTGCAACGCGCCAAAACGGCAAATTTACGGAGATCACGCACTATGAATTTAATCGAACTAAACGCAATCAAGAATCACTTGAAACAACAGCTACTGAAACTTGAACATATCAAAGTGTCTTGTATGCATTGCAACAAATTTAACAATGGAAATTGTCAGCAATTTAAGGCAAGACCACCAGAGGATTGGATTCACGGCACGGTTGACTGTGAGTATTGGATCTGGGACGAAATCCCGTTCTAGCAATATGCTAGAATTTAAAAATAGGAGCAGATTGATGAAATCTTCACAAGAACTGTATGACGCGGGGTATGCCATTCCGCAATACGACATCTCAAGAGTAACGCGAACATGGCGTCACAAAGACAAGATTTTTACCACGCCGCATGACGTACCCGTTGAAAAAATAATGTGGAACGGGCATTTGATGGACTTTTTAAAAATGGAGAAAGTTGATGACCGCACAGCCAGCTAGGTATTTTGCCTTTGGCCCTTACCAAGCCGAAGCCATTGGCCCTAATGGATGGTGGGGCATCAAGAACAAGAACGGGCTAAACGTCCTTACGTTCACTGACCGCCCAGGCCATGTGTTTGCCCTTGAAGCAGAGGCCAAAAGCCTAGCCGATGAGTGGAACAACGGCAAAGTGTTTGAGTACGAGACAGACCCGTATGAAGGACTTGTATGGCCCCCAATACATCCAATAAAGAGTGCTTGGATGGCTATGCTTATCTTAGGAAGACGGTTTGATTTTGCAACACGGCGTTGGGTTTTGCCTATCGATGTTGATGCATACATAGCTGAAAACCCGACGCTGTACGCCAAAGTGTTAGCACAAGCAGAAGAAGATTACTTTAAAGCAAACAAGGAAAAAGCCTTGCCGCATGAAGAATATTTAATTAAATACGCAGATGCGTTTAGCAAAATAAAAGCCGCCAAAGATTTTTATTTTAAAAAGTACGGTTGCTGAAACTTGAACTACTAAAGGAAGCTAAATTACCATGAAATTTTTAAGATTTTTTAAGGCTTATTACCGTTACTTGCCGCCAGTTGAAATCATTGCTTACGAACTCAAGCAGGCCCACCTAGACCGCCTTGAAGCTGAAACAGAAGTTGAGCACGCAAAAGCGTGTCTTGATCTAAGCCTAGTTCGCATTGAGCGTTTAAACACACGTTTAAAGGAATACAAATGAACTGCTGTAACGAATACGAAGGAATTTGCAATCAGGGCAGGGACTGCCCTATCAGAAAGCAACGCGCTAAAGAAGTGAACGAGGCGTTCATAAATCTGCATCGCGGAATAGATGACCCATACGAGGACGTTACTAATAGTTTTAAAGGATTGATTGCTTTTATAACTGTTCCCGCAGCAATAATGTTGTTCACTGTTTGGTATTGGGGGAAGTGATGAACATCATTGAACTAGCAAAGCAAGCGGGGTTTCAATCCGCTGAATTCTGGCCTGATGACTTTAAGGGTTTGATGGGTTGCGTTGAACGCTTTGCCGCCTTGGTAGCAGCACAGGAGCGTGAAGCCTGTGCAAAGGTGTGTGATTGGCAAGTCTCTGAGTTGTACGCAAGTCGAGACACTGTTGATTGCGCTGAATACTTGGCTAACCAAATTAGAGCAAGGGGAAACACATGACCAAGGGGAAAACAAAATGGTATCCGAGACACATTCACCCTGTACGGCAGGGAATGTACGAATGCCGCGTTCGAATTATGGGTGGGCTCATTGGTTTATGGGATTTGGAATGGGACTCAAAAGGGTTTCGTGTTCCGTTTCCGATGACCGTGTATGAGTGGCGTGGGCAAACAAAGGCAGCAAGGGGAACAACATGACAGGCTATCAAAGCAAAAAGGCAGCGGCGCAGGACAAGCTAGACGATGACGATACACAGGTGTACCAGCGGGTAGGGCTGACGGATGCGGAAGCCATGCAGATATGGGAAGGAATCATCAAGTACGCGCCGAGTGAAATTCGGGTAAAAGACTTTGCCCGTGCAATTGAATCCAAACTCAAGGAGAAGAACACATGAAACCAAGTCACCCAAAAATCAGGCAGTTATTGCATCAATATCAAGACGGCTTGACAACAAAAGAGATATCCGAACAACTAGAAAAGAAACACGACACGATTTATGCTGCGCTGCAAAATATGCCTGATACTTACATAGATAGGTGGCTAGAAGCCGAGCAACAATTGCCACCGCAAGCTGTATGGTGCGCGGTAGTGCCGCCCAAAGATTGTCCTAAACCTAGACCAAAAAATGTCAGACCTACCCAACTTTGCCGCGTGGAACCACGAAACCTTAGCGAAATTCGCTTTGGATTCGTACTTACGAATGCAAGCCCAACAGGACGCCATTGAGCAATTGCGCGGTGACCTGAAGGACGCTATGCAGTTAATACGGGCGAGTACCCTTGCTGTCGATGATTAGCACTTGACCCCGAGGCTTGCCCTTGGGGTCATTGGGTACGCTAATGTGCGTCCAACGGTCAAACTCACGGATTAGTTGGTCAAAAGGTAGCTTGGCCGCTATGACCGCTTTGACCACTTGATCTGGCGTCATTGCAGGGACGCGAATGTCCGCAGCGCAGCCGAGCCGATGCTGGCTGGTGTCTTTGCTGCCTACCGCGTCATTTACTTGTTTGCTCCGAAATGCGCTGTTGACCATGATTGGTACGCCGCCCAAAACGCTTTTAACTTGTTCCAGCAGGCCAGCCAAGCGTTGGAGATTTGCAATTTCACTAGGGTTAGGTTCATTTTTAAACTCTCGGTGATCGGTAACAGTTAATTCTGCCAGCGTGAAATTAGGCGTCATTTTGCGGCCACGCCTTGCATTTTCTCAGCCGTACGCATACCCCCCAGGCCAAGCATACCCAACAGCAGCGGCATCATGGTGCCCGTGTCCATTGTTGGGAACTTGACCGGGTGACCGGCCAGCGCCGAGCCCCACTCAGCCAGCGGGCCGACGACGAATTGGACGGCAAATCCTGCGCCGCACACCCAGCCGATGGCAGGCCGCCAGCCGGAGACAAAGATACTGGAGCTTGCCGCCTCTACCTTATTAATTTCCATCTGGCCGGTAATCTGGGCTAGTTCGCCGTTCTGTTGCAGCTTGAGCAACTCCAGCTTGGCGACGGCCTGCTGCGCCGGGTCAGGCAGTACGCGGTCTAAGACTTTGCTGCCAACTTCAAATAATGCTGTTACGGGGTCAAGGGCCATGCTTAATCTCCTCGTCGTGCGACAGTTTTACGCCAGCCAATAAGCCAATAAAGCCGCCGATGATGGTTTGAAATGCTGGGCTTATCAGCTTGAAAATTTCCGTGTTGTCCACTTCTTTTGACCACAGGCCAATTAATAGCGCACTAACCATAGCTAGTACAGATAGGCATAGGGTTGCGCTGACCATGAGCGTCACTGCAAAGGTTAGCCGTGCTTTGATGTTGTCGTTCACTTTTTCCCCGCTTTCTCTATGATCTTTGCGCGTAGCAAAGGACTGTCTGATGTGCCTGCCCACTCTGGCAAGGCGTTCCAAATAAGAACGTAATCGTCCGAACCACATGATGTCTTATCCAGCCAATCCAGCATGGCCTTGTGGCGCTCTGCTGGGTCGTGCATTGTCCAACCAATAACGTACAAATCCTGTACCGCGCAGCTTGGCTGCTTGGGCTGCGGCTTCCTGATTGGCGGCGGCTGCGCGTTCAGAATCAGCTTGTCCTGGGCGACCGATACCGTGACCAGCGCCAAAAAGAGTATGACGCCGCGCATTAATCATTTGTCTACTTTGTTATCCAGTTTGTCAAAAATCTTGCCGAGCATTTCTTTGACTTCCCGCATATCGTCCTTGTAGTCCTGACGGGCCACATAGATTGTAGGCAGCTTGGACAGGTCGGTTTTAAGGTCTTGCACTGCTGTCCACAACTCGCGGGCGAACCATCCGGCCACGGCCATGCACGCGCCCAGGATGAGGTTGATTGTTTGCTGGTCCATCATTCAGGGCTCAAAAAATTAAATTGGGCGTTGCCAGTATTTCCAGCTTGTGCGGCCATAAGTGCTGCCAATTTGGCTCGGTCATTGCTCCTAAACTGATTAGCCAAAGCGTTGGCGCCTGCCGGTCTTTGGGTAAGCAAAGTAGCAGCCAAGCGTTGACCTGGCGCCGAGTACAACGTTGGGCCTGCAAGCAATCCAGCAGCAAGCGCAGGATAACCAGCAGCCCCTGCGCCGCCGCCAGCAAGCATTGCCAACAAAGACCTATAAGGCGTACCAGAATCTGGCAATTTGTTGCCTAATACAGTTTTTCCTGTTTCTGACAAATCTTGCATCAAAGCATTACCAGTAGCAAATTGTCCTTTGTCTTTGCTTCTATCAGACGCACGCACGGCACTT